AGCAAAACTGACAGGGAGAGCTAGGATTCCACTGGAATAAACCCCCTCGGGGGGATTCCTAACTCTTTCGTTAGTAAACTTAGATCTACTCAGTAGATCTATGAATACGGGTAGCCTATACTGAGTACAGGCATACCGTGTAACGCATCATCGAGAATACTCTTATAGATGTATCCTCGATCCGATACAAAGTGACACTCCTCTGGATAACCCACTTTGTAAAACATGCCCTGTGGGCGTGCTTTTAAAGCTAACCTCAGCTGGTCTGCTGTAATAGTGGTACTACCACAGTACAGCATGTCCCAAAGCTGGGCGTAACGTTTCTTCAACCTAATCGTATTATACGGACTAGGTTTCTCTATTCCAAGGAGTATCTCCTTGAATAGTATCGGCCTAAGAAGTTGATCTAAGATCTCTTCTTCGGTCATCCAACCGTCTCGATACACAATATCGGACAGTTCAGACGCGGGTAGTACCCCTGTGGGGTCATACTCGCGCTTTAGGGACCACCACGGCTGTGCCGGGAGGTTACCCTTGACAGCGGTTTCTATATGTAACCGCATAGCAGAGGCTTCTGTCTCATTGAGACGATAACCTCTATATGAGTAGTTCGTAAGGAACTTCCTTAAGAGAACTACTTGTTCATAGGCAGCCTCTGGCTGCTCTAGATAATTTACCATTATTGACTTAGTCAAATCTGGTAATTTACCTGCGAGATCTGAGATCTCGTCGGGTAAGTAAAGATCTAATCCTCCCCAGTAACTGGGGAGCATTAGTTGCCAGTAAACTCCACTGGAGCGATCTGGTAGTAAGGAACCCATTCTTTCAAAGAAACGATTCCTAACCATTTTAACCCACTTCATGGGAAAATGGTCTCTATTCAGCCACTTAAGGATTTTTCCTAAGGAACCTCCTTTACCAATGGCAACATTCCTATCATTAATGATATTAAATGTCTTAGTGGTAGGGCTTAATAATCTCACCTTTATAGAGTCTATAAAAGGAGATTTTTCATAACCTAAAGTCGACTCATTGAGTTCCTTTAGGCTCCAAGGCTTATAGATATTACGAATATCTAGAAGCTTTTCGCAGTACCTCACAACTTTGTTGGAGATACCGTGTTTACCTTCCGAGATGTGGTTACCACATCTCAGATGGAATTCCGTTATAAGGTCCAGATAACCTCTGGGGCCAATGGCCAGGTGATCATCACCCCCTATATGGAATGTTCTTCGGAACCCTCCCTTTGGGAAAACGGTTCCGAAATCTATGTTGTTGAATTCGCGATACGCGTATTCTTCAACAACTAAGTTCATCATGGTTAGAATCACTTTTGTAAGTGGTTCTCCCATCATAACGCCTCGAGTTTGTCTCTCAGAGACAAAGTTCTGGCCGATGAACGACCGATCCATCATTAATAGATCGGTACAAATCTTTACAAGGTTGGACCTGAGGCCCGAACCCTGTATGAAACCGTTCAATAGTTGCAGTGCAACTATTTTCGGAATATGATCGGTAGCCTCTTTGAGGTCCGATGAAAGAGCGGCGTAATCCTCTGGATATCCGCTTTGGTCGAACAGGTAAAGGCTCTGCCAAGCCTGGTCGGATTTTCTCAGTGAACTCCTCACAGAGGGGTGTCCTGAGCATATGTCCTTCAACACATGGGCTAAGCCCTGTTGAAGGATATTTAGCCAGTAAGGACCTGTGGTCACGATTCTGGCTTTAAATCCCGGTTCCGGTACTGTTAAAACTTTACACGGAATAGGGAGTCCCGTTTGCTTCCACTCGACATAGTCGAGGTAGGCAACTACTAGGATTTGGCAGCCTATGGCCTCGTCAAATCCCTGATAGTACAGATTGAGTTTATTAAACTCCTCTTCTGTAATTGGACTCCCAAAGGGAGTTGATGGATAGTGGGTGTACGGTTGGCCTCTGGCCCAGTACCTCCACCTTTCTTCTCCTGCTGGACAGAGCATCTGCCCAAAAGGAGTGTCTACCACCTCGTCGGCCTCTGGCCTGATATCGAGGTGCTTTTTCAGAGCTTCTCTGATTTCCTTACCGCGACCACCGTCTTTGACAGTTTCGTAGTAAGATCCCGCAGAACTCATAGAGATATGCGGTTTAGTGATTGTCCCTCTCTCAGAGAGGGCCAAACATTTCCGTGCTAAGGCCTTAGAAAGGTCGAACACGGTATTAAGAAGTTTAACGTCATAAACGTATTCTTCTTCAATGGAGGTCTTGAATGTTTCAAGAGCCTTCATTTCAGCTCTTTTGTCGCTAGTTGGAAACTGGCGAGAAGAGAGTAGGTGGGCAAGTGACTCTAAGAGTCGCTTGTCTATATCCTGGTTTACGATCCTCTGGATCTTCGGCCAGGTTAGGAGGATCTTGAAAGGATTGTCACCCTTTGGCTCTGCCAAGATCGGTGTCATTCCTGAGACCCTATTATAGAGGAAGGTACTTAGTTCCTTCCACTTTTTAACTACGAGACCTATATTATAGGTCCCTATTGTAAGAATCAACTTCACTGTGTGACGTAAGATTCTCTTTCCCTCTTGTTCTATGAACATTCGGGTATCAAAGAGTAGAAGTGAGTCAATGACTCCATGGATTGTTTCCTCTACTCTTTTAATTTGAGTAGCAGACCTACTTAGTAGTATCTCGCTACTCTTGGAGGACAGGCCGTAGTTACTCTGTAACCAGGCCTTCCTTTTCAGAAAGAGCCCATCATTGATGGAACTCCTTCTTGAATTCGAAATGTTTGAGTACTTAATACTCAATATTGAGAATGTCCTAGAACCGAAGACATAATCTTCGTTCTCGGACATCCTCGGGATATAATCCCTCGAGTTAGCTTCATGGTTCTTCCCTATTAGGCGCCTAGGCGTTCTAACTTTGCGAGAATCCCCAAAATGCTGGCTTACCATTTT